GACAAAACTGGGTTGATATAACTTAATAAAAGTGATATGGAGAATTTAATATGGCAAGTACATTTAGTAATTTAGGTTTAAACCTACAAGCAACTGGTGAAAACTCGGGTACCTGGGGTGATTTAACTAACGTCAATTTACAAGAAATAGATAATGCGATCGCCGGTGTTGTAACAATAACATTAACAGGCAATACGACATTAGCATTTACATCAAATGCAACTTCTACAACATTCACAGATGAAGCAGGTAGAAATAAAACAATTATTTTATCAGGAGCACTATCAGCAACAACAGTTACAGTTTCAGTTCCAAATATAGAAAAAGATTATGTCATTATAAACAATTCTGGTGCAACAGCTACCATTTCATCTGGTGGTTCTACAACTGTATCCATTGGAACAGGTTCTAGAAACTATGTTATTGTAGACCCAGCAACAACTTCAGTCATTTCAGCAGTTACTGTTCCAGCAGCAACAACACCTGGTGGATCAAATACACAAGTTCAATTTAATAATAATGGTGTTTTCGGTGGTATTACTAATACTACTGCTGGTTTTATATTGACTTCAAATGGGTCAGCTACTACACCATCTTTTCAGGCAAATACTGGAATTACAGCAGGAAAATCTATTGCATTAACTTTAGTTTTCGGATAATAATTAACAAGGAGATAAAATATGGCAAATCCAAATATAGTATCGGTAAACTCGATATTCGGTAATACCACAGGTATTGCATTAACTACAACTCTTACAACAGTATTACTTGCTAACGCATCATCATCAGGAAAAGTTTATAAAATAGAATCAATCATGGTTGCAAACGTAGACGGAACAAACGCTGCAGATGTAACAATTGACTGGAATACAGATGCTGCCGGAACGGGAACTTCTTATGCACTTGCTGCAACTATTTCTGTACCAGCAGATGCAACATTAAATTTAGTCGACAAGAATTCATCTTTCTATCTAATGGAAAATCAATCTATCATTGGTGGTGCAAGCGCTAACTCTGATTTAGAATGCATTATTAGTTACGAAGAAATAAGTTAATCGGAGGTCCAAGCTATGTCTAATGGCGGAATTATCGGACCGGTTAATGATCCAATCATACAAGCAAATTCAACTGTAACATCATTTACAGCATCAGGAACATTTACAGCAAGAACAGGACAACCTAGTGTTGATATTTTAGTAGTAGCTGGTGGAGGTGGAGGTGGAAATTCAGGTGGTGGAGGAGGAGCTGGAGGTTTTAGAACTTCTTGTTCATTTCCAGTTCCTGGAGCATCAATTCCAGTAACAGTAGGATCAGGTGGAGCAGGTGGTCCTGCATCATCTAACGCTAGTGGAAGTGCTGGTACAAGTTCAATATTTTCAACAATTACAAGTGCAGGTGGTGGTGGTGGAGGTGGAAATAATACTCCAGGACCAAGTGGAGGTTCAGGTGGAGGAGGAGGAAATGCTGGTTGTGTTACTACGCCTGGTGGAGCAGGAAACACTCCGCCAGTAAGTCCACCGCAAGGAAATCCAGGTGGAAATGGTGGAGGAGCTAATCCACTTGGATATAGTGGTGGTGGTGGAGGTGGAGCTAGTGTAGCTGGAAGTAATATTCCAGCAGCAAATATTGGTGGAGCAGGAGGAGCAGGAACAGCTTCTTCTATAACAGGATCTCCGGTTACTTATGCAGGTGGTGGAGGTGGAAGTTCTTTTAGTTCTACAGCTGGAGCAGGTGGATCTGGTGGTGGTGGAGCAGGAGGTGTTTCAAATAATGCAGGTACTGCAGGAATAGCTAATACTGGAGGTGGAGGTGGAGGTAGTGGAGGTTCAGGTGGAGGAGCAGGAGGATCCGGCGGATCTGGAATCGTTGTTATTTTACAACCAGCGTTTACAAAAGTATCCGGCGTCTGGTCACTGCAATGTCAATACAATTTCAAGAAACAAGGAACGTGGACACCGAGTGCTCCATTCGATGTAGATTATTTAGTAGTAGCAGGTGGGGGTGGAGGTGGTTCATCTGGAGGATCAGGTGGTAGACTTGCAGGAGGAGGAGGTGGAGCTGGAGGTTATCGTACTTCATTTCCAGGTGGAACAAAAATTTCATTAACAGCAGGAACATCTTATTCAATTACAGTAGGAGCTGGAGGAGCAGGTAGTACATCAGGATGTAATACTAGTCCAGGGACAGGAACTTCTGGTTCAAATAGTGTATTTTCAACAATCACATCAGCGGGTGGTGGAGGTGGTGGAAATAAATGTACAAATGGAGCAAATGGTGGTTCAGGAGGAGCTGGTGGTTCAAATAATACTACTGGTGGTACTGGTAACACTCCTCCTTCATCTCCTAGTCAAGGAAATAATGGTGGTAACGGAGCAGGAGCTCCTAATTATGGAGGAGGTGGCGGTGGTGGTGCTAGTGCAATAGGTGCTAACGGTACAGGACCAGCAGGGGGAGGTGGGGGTAATGGTTCTGCTAATTCAATATCAGGATCGCCAGTAACTTACGCTGGAGGAGGTGGAGGTGGAACTTATTGTGGTGGAACTGTTGGTAGTGGAGGAACAGGTGGAGGAGGAAATGGTGGTAGTGGAGCCACTGGTCAACCTGGTTTTAATGGAACAGTTAATACTGGAGGAGGTGCAGGCGGTGGAGGTTCTACTGGACCAGGAGTTGTTGGTATTGGAGGAGCAGGAGGTTCAGGAACCGTGATTATTAGAGCACCAGCAAGTGCAGGAATGTCCGTATCCCCAGGCACAAATACAGTAACAACTTTACCAGCCCCAGCAGGAGGTTGCAAAGTAGCGACATTTACAGTATCTGGAACATTAACAACATAAATTTATGCACTTTCATTTTATAAAAAATTGTATTATAATAACAACTAGGAGTTAAAAAATATGGCACATTTTGCAGAAGTAAACAGTTATGGTTTAGTATTAAGAGTAGTTGTTATTGATAATAATGACGTCAACGCAAACGGCGGTGATCAATCAGTTGGAGCTGAAGAAAAAGTTAAATCTATAGTTCCTTTCACATCTGGAAATAGATGGGTTCAAACTTCATATAACAATAATTTCAGAAAACAATATGCTGGAATTGGTTATACGTTTGATTCTGTTAAAAACAAATTTATTGCACCTCAACCTTTTGCATCCTGGTCACTCGATGCTAATGACGACTGGCAAGCACCCGTTGCATTTCCAACAGTTACAACTTATGGAGATAATGTAAGATACATGATTTCTTGGGATGAAGCTGGACAAAGATGGATTGGTAAAGACGATCAAAATAATTCATTCGCTTGGTCACCTGAAACTTCATCTTGGATTGCTACAGGCAATTAAAGAATTTTAAAAACGGAGTAAGATCATGGGATCACCCAATGGCGGTATCATAGGAGTAATTAATCCAACATCGTTTGGAAAGTGTACTGTCACATCCGCAACGGGCTCAACTACATTAACAACGCAACCTGGAACACGAGTAGCTCAAACATTAGTTGTAGCTGGTGGAGGAGGAGGTGGTTCAAATGGTGGAGCTGGTGGAGGAGCAGGTGGTTTTAGATGTATAGAAGTTATTATTTGTGGAGCAACAGCATATCCAATTACAGTAGGAGCAGGAGGAGCAGGTGCAACAGCAGGTTGTGGTGGAACAGGAAATATTGGTGTCACTGGTAATTCATCTATATTTTCAACAATTACATCAGCAGGTGGAGGAGGAGGAGGTGGTATTAATAATAATGGTAATTCAGGAGGATCAGGTGGAGGAGGTGGAACTAGATATGAAGATCCTAGAGGTGCTGCTACAGGAGGATCAGGAAATACTCCTCCAGTAAGTCCGCCGCAAGGAAATTCTGGTGGTAATGGAAATAGTGGGGGAGGCCCTTATTCTGTTCCAGGTTTAGCAGCAGGAGGAGGAGGTGGATCTGGAGCTGCAGGTACAACTGCACCTACACCAAGTTCAAGTCCTTCAGGACAAGGAGGAGCAGGAGGAGCAGGAACAGCAAGTTCAATTTCAGGATCTTCAGTCACTTATGCTGGAGGAGGTGGCGGTGGTTCAGGAACTAATACTTCATCAGGTGGAACTGGTAATCCAGGTGGAACTGGTGCTGGTGGAGCAACTGCAGCAGGTTCAGGAACAGCTAATAGAGGTGGCGGTGGAGGTGGTGGAGGAAATCCAAGTATTAATGGTGGAGCCGGCGGTTCAGGAATCGTTATCGTAAAAGAATTAAACAAGGCCAGTGGATCGTGGCCGTTGAGAGCGCAGTTTCAATCGCAGAAAAGCGGAACGTGGCCGAAGGCACCTTATTTGGTAGATTTTTTAGTAGTAGCAGGTGGTGCAGGTGCAGGAATGGGAGGTGGTGGTGCAGGAGGATATAGAAATTCATATTTAACAGAAACTTCTGGTGGTAATTCAAGTAGTGAAACAAGTTTAACTTTAAATGTTGGAACAACTTATACTATAACAGTTGGAGGAGGTGGTGCTGGAGCAGCAAATCCAAATGTTGGAACTAACGGAAGTAATAGTGTTTTTTCAACTATCACATCTACTGGAGGAGGTGGTGGATCTCATGATTCAGGAGCATCAAAAAATGGAAATAGTGGAGGTTCTGGTGGAGGTGGATCTTTTAATGCAGGTTTAGGTGGTTCAGGAACAGCAAATCAAGGTTTAGCTGGTGGTAATGGTTGGACAGATACTGATGCTGGTTCGGGTGGAGGAGGAGGAGGAGGTGCTAGTGCTGTTGGGGCTATTGGCACAATTAGTGCAGGAGGAAATGGTGGAAATGGTTTAGCTTCTTCAATAACAGGTTCATCTGTTACTAGAGGAGGAGGTGGAGGTGCTGGAACAAATTCAGGAGGAACTGCTGGAAATGGAGGAACAGGTGGTGGTGGTAATGGTTCAACATCTGGTAGTGGGTCTGCTGGATCAGTAAATACAGGTGGAGGTGGAGGTGGTGCAAGATGGTCTACAGGAACTGGTGGTGCTGGTGGTTCTGGAGTAGTAATACTTCGTATGGCAACTGGAAATTATTCAGGAACTACAACAGGTTCCCCTACAGTTACAACAGATGGTTCTGATACAATATTAACATTCAATGCAAGTGGTAGTTATACAGGTTAATTTACACTTTACAAATCCTATAGAAAATAATATATAGAATTTAGAAATGAACTTACAGAACTACTATTACTACTTTCAGAGTGCACTCACACCTAGATTTTGTGATGAACTTTTAAAGTATGGTAAATCACAACAAGAGCAACTTGCATTAACTGGTGGTCAAACAGAAAAAGTAAATAAAGGAAAACCACTTGAAGAAAAAGATATTCTAGATTTAAAGAAAAAAAGAGATTCAAATATTGTATGGCTTTCAGATAGGTGGATATACAAAGAGATCCAGCCATTTATACATCAAGCAAATAGATTAGCTAACTGGAACTTTGATTGGAATTTTTCTGAAGCATGTCAGTTTACAAAATATGGTCCTGGACAACACTATGGTGCGCACTGTGATTCATGGGAATCGGCATATGATAATCCATCTAATCCAGACACTCATGGTAAAATTAGGAAGCTCTCGGTTACATGTTCCCTGTCAGATCCAAGTGAGTATGAAGGTGGTGAATTAGAATTTCAATTTAGAAATCAAGATGATCCAACACCTAAAAAGAAATGTGTTGAAATATTACCACGTGGATCAATATGTGTATTCCCAAGTTTTGTTTGGCACGAGGTAAAACCAGTTACAAAAGGAATAAGATATAGTTTAGTAATCTGGTCATTAGGTTATCCATTTAGATAATATGCCTTATAAAAATCCTATAATATTAAAACAAAAATCTCTTGAATATAGAGAAAAAAATAGAGAACAATTAAAATTAATTGCTAAAAGATATAGAGAAAAAAATAGAGAAAAAATTAAAAAAAGATTAAAATTATTTGTTTTAAATAATCCAGATAAAATAAAATTACATCGTTTAAAATGTTCTTTAAAGAAAAGATATAAATTAACATTAGATCAATATAAT